TTTCAGAACCACCGAAGTCATAAACACCAGAGTGAGTGCCAGTACCAGCGAAGTCTGTATCAGCTTCGTTGAATAGAGCCTCAGTACCACCTTGAGTGCTGTAGCGTGACTTCATTGCGAAGATCAAACCAGTTGGTTGAGTCATTGGCTGAACACCAGCAACATCATAAGCGATAAGTTGTGGCATTGCACGACGAACTAAAGAGATTAGAACTGGATCAAACTTAGCAAAACCGCCAGTATCACCATAGCTACCAACAGCGTTTGCTGGTGCAGCTTCGTTCAACTCGCCCATTGCTTCGTGACCACGACGGAGTTCACGCTCTTGGTTCTCTAATAGAACTGCAGTAACTTCCTTACGGTAGTTATCTTTGATTGGAGCAGCAGCTTCTGATTCCAGAATTGGTGCCCACTTTTTAACTAAATCTTGACGAATAGTCATTTTATTTTCCTTTATTTGTTTTTGTTGAGTGCTGATAGATACGCAGACATAGCAGGATCAAGTTTTGGCTTGTTCTCTTCTGTCAACGCTTCTACTGGAGCATCAGTAACAACTGATTTAACATCAGCAGTTGCCTTTGTTGTGAAATAATTTTCACGGATAGTCTTTACTTTAGTCTCAAAAGATTGTGCATCTTCGTATGACAGTTCTTCTACAAGACCAGTAAACTTTTCAACTTCAGTATCAGTTAAACCTTCACTGATTGTCTTAACGATTTCAGCACGCTTCTGCTCAGCGATAGTCTTAGACATCTCAACATTTGCAGCAACTTGCTCATTAAGTTTAGCTTCAAGTTCTTCGATCTTAGATTCCATTTCGCCTAACACATCGAATTTCTCTTCAGGAATATCGACATAGTGTTCTTCGAATAGATCTTTCATACCAGCCACGAAACTCTCAAGAATTTCAGACTTCATTCCACGCTCTAGGGCAATTTCATTTTGTGTCATCCACTGCTCGGCAACATAGCCGAGGTATCCATCAACTTGTTCAACAAGACCCTCTACATTCTGTGCAACAGTTTGTTCAACTTTTGCATTGAATTCTTCTTCCAAACGAGCAACTTCTGATTTGACACGAGCCATAACAGCTGCTTCAAAAATAGTAGTCGCTTTTTGTTTAAACTCTTCAGAAAGATCTTCGCCATTTAATAATGCGTCAACATCTTCCTTAACACCTTTGATAACTGATTGATCACCAGCTACAGCTTTAGCAGTTGCAGCATTGGCTTTCTTAGAAGTACCACCTTCTGCTTCCTTCTCATCCTGAACATTGTTCTTAGCATTGTCTGGATTTGGATTTTCAGCAGCTGGTTTAACAGCTTCTTCATCAACTTGTTGTTCATCGATCTGCTCAACAGTCTCATCAGCGACTTGCTCAGCAAGTTGTGCCTTTTTAGATTCTGCTAATAGATCAGCAATTTTTTGTTCGATTGACATCGTTTTCTCCTGTAACTGGATAGTTCTGTTATATTATTTATTATTTATCTGATTTTACTCAGAAAACTTTGGAAAGCGACTATCTTTGCTTCCTCTAGATTACGAGAAGAAGTCTTTCTAATGATAGCTTTAACTTCCTCAATATGTTTTTCCACAAACTTTCCATCAACAAATACCCACTCTTTATTCTCCATAATGCCTCTAACATAAGCGTCAGGAGCAGATGGGTCTGCAACGATGTCTGCTGCTGTTGACAGCATAAAATCGTCTTGAACAATTTGGACACCCTCATTGTTTGCTTTAAGGGATCCAAGTGCTCGACTGGAAACACCAAGATTTGCACCGCCATCCAACAGACCACGAGCGATTTGACCCATTGGTGTTTCTAGAATTTTTGCTTTACCAATATAGTTTGTGCCTTCTTTTCTCAAAGAAACGATTAGGTGTGAAACTCTATCAAGATTAATCTGTGGATTATCTGGATGTCCTAATTCACCATATGCACGATTTTGATCTACTGATTCTTTAATGTAACGAGCAACTTCTTTATCCATAACTGATTCTGGATACATGCGTCCATTACGATTTTTTAATTCTGATTGAAGGAACACACCTTCAATAAAATATTCTTTACCTTTACCTAATTTACTTTCAGTAACTAAGTTTACGGATTCTGTAACTTCTCTAATGAGTCTCATTTAATTAACTCCCTACCGCTGTTTGATCGTCGTATGGACCATATACTGCAGTCTCAACCTTAGTAGCATAACCACCGACTTTTCTTAATGTTAGATAACACTGTGCTTCTGCTCCAGCAATATTAACAACAATGTCATAAGTGTTATTAACATTATCAACATAACCATTTCCTGCAGCAAATTCTAATGTATCAGAGCCACCACCTGGAAGTGTTAAAATGTTTGCAGAATTTCTTGTGATGGTAATACTAGCACCATCTAATCCAACCCATTGGCAACCAGCAATATTAACTGTTTGTGTTGCACCATCTAATGCTTGAGTAGACGCTAAACAATCAGTTTGTAAATCAATAGTAGCACCAGCTGCAGTACCAGCAATTTTAATTACTGTCTCATTGTTAGTATTTTTAAGAATCGTCTTAGTGACTGCCATCTTTATTCCTCTATTTGTTCAAGCACATAAAAGAAGTTCTCTTTAGACTCTCTCATGTACTCGATAATATCTGTTTGATTTTGTAATAGATTATTTAGTTGTTCTTGAGTTCTTGTATCTATTGCAATAATAGATTCATCCTTAAGAACATAGTGTAATTTACCTTCAACAATTCTATCAAGTTTATTCAAAGAGCGAATCTTTTGAACAACTGGGTCTACACTAAACATGTGCGAAGAAGCAAGTTGTATGTATGTTTCGATTAATGTATCTGTAACTTTAATGTCGTGATATTCTTTAATAATATTCGCTACTGTATGTTCAGATAGTTCCTCGTATAAATCTTTTGATACTTGTTCTTCTAATTGATGTGAAATGTAGTCTTGTTTAATGTATTCTCTTGCTTCTTCTAAACTTGTGAATTTAGTTTCAATACCGTTAATCAAAATCTTATCGTCTTCAGTTCTTTCAATTAACTGAAGATAAGATCTAATGCTTTCAACAACATCAGATCGTTTTAGAGATTTTGTAAATTGAGTATAACGCATTTATTCAGTAGCTGGTTCTTCAACAGAAGTTTCTGTAGTTACATCAATATTATCTTCTATAGTTTTAAACATACTCTGTGCAACAGACTGACGCATATCGTCAAGTTTCACAGAAAGTTTTTCTGCCATTGCTGCAGCAAATGCATTTTCTGTTTCTAAAGCATCGCCAGTTGTAATCGCTTGTACTAAATTTTGAACAGTTTCACTCATATCATTCTCCTATTAATTTGGCCAAGTACCAGTTTTTAATTGTTTAACTTTAGCCGACTGTGGTGCTTCTTCTTCTGGTGCTGGTTCTTCAGCAGGTTGTTCTTCAGGTTGTTGCTGGTCTTGTTGTTGCTCTTGTGCATCCATCATTGGTTGCTGTTGTGCTAACTGCATCTGACCTTGCTGTGTTGCCTGTTGAATCATTAACTCTTGCTCATCAGCTATTTCTTGTTCAATCTGCTTAATATCATCGTCATCTAAACGAAGGATATTTTTACGAATCCATGCTTGGCTATAATATTTACCAACATAAGGATCCAAACCTTGCAGAGTTTGTACTCGTTGCATAATAATCTCAGCATCTTTTAATTCTGAGAAATGATTATCTTCCAGATAATCATATTTTAAATAAGTGCGGATATCATCCCACTCATCTGCACGAATAATACCTTTTGCGATTAATTGCACTCTTAATGCATTAGAGAACAACACGCTAAATTTCTTACGAAGTCTAACAATAAATTTATTAAACTTAACTTCATCACGAGAAATCTCTTGTGAACGACCAATGCTAAAACCTTGTTGTGGTTGTAAGCGACTAATTGGCACATTCAATGCATGATAAAGTTTATTTTGGAAGTATTCGATGTCCTGAATCTCACCCAAGTTTTGACCACCTGGAAGAGTAGTAATCTCTGTACCTTTACCACCCTCACGACGAGGCATCCAAAAATCTTCCATCATTGACAAGTGACGACGATCGTCACGAGTTTCACCAGTTGTTGCATCATAAACAATCTTGTTACGGAACTTGTTCATAATGTCGGAAACATATTGTTCCGCTTTCAACTTTGGTAAATTACCAACATCAATATAGAAAATTCTTCGTTCAGGTGCACGGCTGATACGATAGATGACCAAAGAATCTTCAATCATCTTTAATTGATTTACTGGTTTAATTGCCTTATGTAGATAAGACATCATCATACCAGTATTTTGATCTACATATCCAGATGGAGCATAGACCACTGAATCTAGAGCAAGTTTAACACCATTGGTTGTTTGCTCAGTGATTCCTTTGTCGTTGTAAAGATAATATTCTTCTACTTCTTTTACAACATCAACACCTTGTGGTGTTCTTTCTTTTTTAATATTCTTGATGCGACGAATTTTACGAGGATCAATGTAGCGTAGTTCTACAATACCTTGTTTAATATTATTCTCATCAATAAGAATTTGATAATATAATCTTCCATCAATATACCAAGTACGGAAGATTTCATGTGCATTTTGATCAAACTTTAAAATGCGTAAAACATTATCAAATTCTTCTTTAATCTTACTTTTAATTGAAGAAGAAATCTTTAATTCATCTAAATCTAGTTCAACAGATCTTCTACTTTCATCAGCAACAATGGCTTCATTGACAATATCTTCAATAGCACCATCACAATCGCTGTACTGTGCAACTTCACGATAACGACGAATTAAATCATTTTCATTTTTAATAACACCTTCAAGATCCATGACCATACCATAATAACCTCCAGCATTAACACCAGAGTTTATTACAGTAGAGCCTGTATCTATAGGGCTAGGAGGAACTACACTTAGTAGTTCCTGTTCCTTAGCACGCTTTATCTCAAAGCCAAATAACTGCATAATGTAAAATCCTTAAAATATTATAGAGGGAACGATCCAACTGGTGTGTCGATAGAAACATTGACACCGAATCCAGAAGTCGCACCTGTGTTCGAAGTAAAGAAGTTGTAAGTAAACTCTACATCAAACTGTTCAATTGCATTTTGTTGCTCGTAATCTAAACCAACTGCAGAAATTGCTGTTGGCATAGCATCAACGAATTTGTAACTCTTGATAATTGCACCATTTCTATCTAGCTGATGAACATTTAAGTCAACTTGATAATCAGTTGGATTAACACGACCATTAGTAGTGTTGTAATTCTGAATACCAGATTGCCATTGCTCAAGAGCATTACGGATACCAAAAGTTGTATCGTTGTAAATTGTTACAGTCCATGGTTGGAATGTTCTTTCACCAGCAAAGTTAACTGGGCGACCACGATACAAAACTGGTAGAGTTTCGATAGTGGATGCTGGTAACTGAGCAGCTTTACACAGGAACTGTGCACGCTGTCCAGCTACTACACCTAGAGTAACATAAGACGGGAATGTCAATTCAACACGGAATTGATTAGGGCGAGCACCGCCACCAATCATTTGTGCTTTAAAATCAGCAATATTTGCCATTTAATTCTCTCCTTGTTCTTTCTTATTTATCTGTGATTAAGCACCAATTTCGCTGAAGTTAATCGCAGAGCGAGCAGCAACGAAGTTGAGAGTGATAAAGT